TATTCCAATGGTTGTAGTAAATCACACATACATGGAAATTGGTATGTTTCCTAAAGCAATCGTTGGTGGTGGAACAGGTTCATACTATTCTGCCGATAACATTTTTGTTATTGGGCGCCAGCAAGAAAAAGAAGGTACTGAAGTTGTTGGATATAACTTTATTATTAATGTGGAGAAGTCCCGATATGTCCGAGAAAAATCTAAAATCCCTGTTACTGTTCGTCATGATGGTGGCATTAGCCGTTGGAGTGGGTTACTTGATATTGCAATTGATAGTGGATTTGTTGTTAAACCATCTAATGGTTGGTACTCAAAGGTGGACGAGGATGGTGTTATAGAAGATAAAAAGTATCGTATTAAAGAAACCGATACTGCTGATTTCTGGATGCCAATTCTTAAAAACAAAAAGTTCCAAGAATCAGTACAAAGCAAATACCAAATTGCAGCCGGTGACATTATGCAAGGTGGTTCTGAAAATATTTTTGATGATGTTGTTACTTCAAACGGAGTGGAAGATGATTGAAGGCCTTGATTATTGTTACATTTATCCAAAAAATGATCCGGCTGCGGTACACATCCGACTTCTGGATGGGCAATATAAAGATACCATTTTTAAGTATGGTAAAGTAAAATTTGAGGAAAAGAATGACCTTGTCTATTTACTTTTTGGTTACGATGTGTTAGAATCCACCGTGGCGAAACCAAAGAAGTTGGAAAAGGATGCAGATTTTAAGAATTATCTTGGTGATTTACTTGTAGAAATTATGAGCTCAAATATGGAGCAGGAAGTTATTGATGAAGCTGGAACAAACGATACTAAAGAATCTGATTTACAATGATGATTACTTACGGAAAGTATTACCATTCCTAAAAACAGATTATTTTTCGGATAGTGTTGAGAGAACTTTATATGATGAAATCACCTCTTTTACCGAAACATATAATAAAACACCCACAATTGAAGCTATCTCTATTGCCGTCAAAGAGAGGCGTAATCTTACGTCTGATGAAGTACAAAGATGTGAAACTTACCTTGACGAAATTGAGAAGGCTAAATCAGAAGAATCTCAAATACCATGGCTTGTCGATAAAACAGAAAAATTCTGCCAAGAGAAAGCCATTTATAACGCTGTATTGGGGTCTATTTCAATTCTGGACGGTAAGGACAAAGCGCATGATAAAGGTCAGATTCCCAAAATACTCTCGGATGCTTTAGCAATTAGTTTTGATAACTCAGTGGGACACGATTACCTTGATGATTCTGACCAGCGTTATGATTTTTATCATAGAAAAGAAGAACGAATTCCCTTTGACTTGGACTATTTTAACAAGATTACAAAAGGGGGATTACCGAACAAAACACTCAATATTGCGTTGGCTGGAACGGGTGTTGGTAAGAGTTTGTTTATGTGTCATGTGGCCGCAAGTGCTATGGTACAAGGTAAGAATGTTCTCTACATCACACTAGAAATGTCGGAAGAAAAGATTGCAGAACGTATTGATGCAAACCTTTTGAATACTGACATTGGTGACTTATCGGAATTACCCAAAGATTTATATGATAAGAAGGTCGCTCGTGTCCGTGAGAAGTGTACCGGCAAACTCATTATCAAAGAATATCCAACAGCAGCTGCTTCAGCTATCCATTTCAGGACATTATTAAATGAACTCAATCTCAAAAGGTCTTTCGTGCCTGACATTATCTTTGTGGATTATCTTAATATCTGTTGTTCTTCTCGTATCAAGGCTGGGGCGAATATTAACTCTTACACTTACGTTAAGTCCATCGCAGAAGAACTTAGGGGTCTTGCGGTTGAATGTAATGTTCCTATTGTATCTGCTACTCAAACTACCAGAAGCGGATTCACATCGTCTGATCCTGGCTTGGAGGATACGAGTGAGAGTTTCGGGTTGCCTGCAACCGCCGATTTGATGTTTGCTTTGATTTCTTCCGAAGAATTGGAAGAACTTGGCCAGATGATGGTGAAACAATTAAAAAATAGATATAACGACCCAACATTCCATAAACGATTTACAATTGGTGTGGATAGAGCCAAGATGAAATTATTTGATGTTGAACAATCAGCACAACAAGGCCTTGCAGATGCTGGCCATGTTGGTTCGCATAATAAAATTCAACACCCTAAAAAATCATTTGATGGATTCAAAGTATGAAATTAGAAAAAGAAGATGCTTTATATTGTGCAAATCTATTGCATGATTATTTTAGTAATTTTGACCGCATTGATGAATATATGCGTAGTCAGAAAATGATTCAAATTGATGCGTTGCCAACCACCTTACCCGGTTGTGGCCTTGAGGAAGATTTATTTTCTGATTTCACCATGCACCCAAAAGATATGGATATTGAATTAATGGAAATGGACAGTTCTCGTTGGGACGATTACATTCGTGTAATCTCCTCTCACGTTACTCCTTCCTCAATTCCTGGTAGAAGTGTGAAGTTTGCGGTCAATGAAAAGAATTCAAATAAGATTTTGGGATTCATCCGTCTTGGTTCTCCTGTTATCAATATGAAACCAAGAAATGAATTACTTCAACAAGTATTTTCCCAAACTCCAGGTTTTGCAAAGTCATTCAATAATACCACAATTATGGGGTTCACTATTGTACCAGCACAACCGTTTGGTTACAATTATCTTGGTGGTAAACTCTTGGCTGCAATCTGTTGTTCACATACCATCCGTGAAGTATTGAATAAGAAATACAATATGAATCTATGCCTGTTTGAAACCACCAGTTTATATGGTAGTTCCAAAACGGTATCTCAATATGATGGTATGAAACCTTATATCAGATTCAGAGGATTGACCGACAGTAACTTCATTCCGATGATGGACGGTGATTCTTATCGTAAGATGAAAGAGTATATCGAATCAAAGACAGGTGAAGATTTGGTTGATCCTGAGGGTTCCAGTAAGAAGTTAAAGGCCACAATGAAAACTATCAGTATGGTCAAAATGGCATTAAAAGGAACACCAGAACTGGCAAAGTTCAACGAAATGATTGATAATGCCAAGAAGTTAACCGAAAAGAAAAGGTATTATACTTCCAACTATGGTTTTAAGAACTATGTTGATGTGGTTAACGGAAAAGCAGATGTGTTGATTAAAGATGAAAACTATGATAAGTTTGAGTTTGACAACATTATTGCATGGTGGAAAAACAAAGCGTCCAATCGTTTTGAAACACTCCAAAGAGAAGGTCGTATTCGTACCGATTTAGAAGTGTGGACAAATGGTGCAAATATTGACATTATCCGGTAAATGTGTATAATAAATACTCCAAAAACAACTTATGAGTATTTAAATGAAAATTCCAACTAAAGTAAATCAAGCTCCAGTAATGGGTTCCGGTGCAGGTTCGGAGGTAACCGCTCTTGCAGAATGTTTACAAGCTTATGCCTGTGCGACAAGACAATATTTGGGCACAAGTTTATCAGACATTTCTCAAATAACAGATAAAACAATAGGTGATGCCAATTGTGATAGAAGTTTACCTTCTTGTTTAAAAAGTTTAGATGACGATTGGTTTCATAGTGTTATCGTTACAGCTAATCAAATATTTCATGATGTTCCAGATAGTTCTTCACAAAAATTTACATTTCATCGTGGTGGAAAATTAGTTGGCCAAATATATTCTGAATTTGGTAAATTTAGAAAAGTTAGTGGAATTGTCGGTGATGATAAATGGAATCCCGCAGACATTTGGATGGTAAAAAAAGGATTTATTTTTAAATCGGATTGGGATTCATTGCAAGATTACAATGGATACATTTATGATGAATTTGCAAAAACCAATTTAATCGGAATTTCACTTAAAAAAGTTCCTAAAGGTTCGCCCCATGCAGAAATTTTTAATAATGGAAAACCTCCTAATGCAATATATACTGGAATAAAATTAGGTCAAAATATGTTTGATTCAAAAGATATATACATTCAATTTAAATCTTCAGGTAAAGATGGTGAAATACAATTAAGAAATTTCTCCAGTAGACCAGTAACTAGTTCTTGGCAAGGAGAAATCAAAGGTAAAACTGCTGCTGGTGGAAAAATTGGTGGTGGTAATGTAATGCAATCTGCTATTGATTCAGGAATAACAAGAGGAAAATTAATGTTTCCTCAAGACTTTCAATCGCAAATTGCAAAACCTTCCGATGCAACATTTAAAAAATTTGCAACGATGTTTAAAGAATTATCTGGATCCAGAGCAAAAGTTGAGGATTTAATTATGGAGGCTAAAAAATCTCAAAGAAAAGACCAAGTCTGGTGGATGTCAAAATACATAGGAATAGATTTCTGTTATACAATGTTAAAAGAAAAGAAACAATCTGCAATAACAAAATGGTTATTTGGTTATGGTTCTTCGGCAACAAAGAATAGTAGTATTTTTATTAAATATAGCGCATAGGTAATTTATGGGATTGATTGATTTTGATAAACTGGCAAAACAATATGCCACACAAGAAGATGACTTTGGATTCTCCGCAGTAAGTGAAGAAGATTATAATGCTCGTATTGCCAATGAAGTAAACAAGGTTACCAAACCTGTTGAGAATATGGTTGTAGATTATAAATCAAGATTGGAACAATTGGAAAATATGATTGTTCCTTTTCTCACTAAACTACATTCGACCGGAGATAAAGAATACATATATTGGCCAAATCGTAAACCTGCAATAGAAAAACAAATTGAGAAGATACTAAAACTGACTAGAGAATAATTATGAAACCATTAGTGACTGTGATTACTCCCACCACGGGAGCGCATTACCTCAGGCAAGCAATCCAATCTGTAAAATCCCAAACATACGAAAATATACAACACCTTGTGGTGGTTGATGGTGTTCATCCTAAAGCTCATGTAATTCTACAAGATTATCCTGGTTTGGATGTTATTGAATTACCCTATGCAACAGGAACAGACCGATACAATGGCCACCGAATCTACGGTGCATCCATCTATCTTTGCAAAGGTGAATATGTATGTTTCTTGGATGAAGATAACTGGTTAGAACCAGACCATGTTGAATCACTAATGGAAACCATCGAGGCAGGTAATCAATGGGCATTTTCACTACGCAAGATTACCGATAAAGATGGTAATTATATGTGTAATGATGATTGTGAATCCTTAGGAAAATGGCCTTCTTGCTTGGGTGAACAAGATTATTTTGTCGATGTGGGTTGTTATTTCTTACCTAAAAACATCGCATTACAATTAACACCAATTTGGTATCGTAAAGCCAGAGAACCAGGTGTACCAGAAGTAGATAGAATGTTGGTTCATGTTCTCCGTCAAAATAACTTGACATACGACACCAATTACCTGTATACTCTTAATTATCGTACAGGAAATACCGAGAGGTCAGTACAAAAAGAATTCTTCTTACATAACAATGAAGTGATGAAACAAAAATATAATGGAACATTACCATGGCAAAAAAAGACCTCATAATTGGTGCATTTAAGAATTATAATTACAACCAGATAAAACCTTGGATTGAATCTATCAACCAATGTGGTTTCAAAGGTGATAAAGTTCTCATTGCTCTTAATGCTACAACCGAAACAGTTAAGAAAATCGAAGATTCTGGTTTTCAAGTAATACAACCCGGTGGAACAAGTAACATGATGTTTCACATGGAACGATTTCTACATATCTACACATATCTGTTACACAATTACCAAAATTATCGTTATGTAATCACGACTGATGTTCGTGATGTGGTCTTTCAAGATAATCCAAGTCAATATTTGGAAAATGTTTTGGATATTAATGGTCCGTATATTGTGGCATCTTCTGAAGCAATCCAAATCAAAAACGAAAAATGGAATCACGACAATATTAAAACTTGTTTTGGCCAATATTTTTTAGACCAAGTTAGTGAAACACCTGTTTATAATGTAGGTACACTTGCTGGTTATTCTGAACATATCCGTGATTTGTGTGCTATGTTATATCATATGTCATCTAATCGAGCTGATTGGGTTGCAGACCAAGCCGCATATAATATACTTTTAAATTTGTTTCCCTATAATGATGGAAAATATACCCATTGGGCTCATCTGGCGGATGGATGGACTTGTAATCTCCATGTAACTAATAAACCAGACCAACTGGAACAATTTGGTCCACATCTATTAGAACCAAGACCTGTATTTAAAGATAATGTGGTTGTTACTGGTGCAACAGCTGACCCATACTGTATTGTTCACCAATATGACCGTGTTCCCGAAATGAAACAATATTTTGAAAAAAAATATGGTGTTGAAGATTTAATTACCTTTAGAACATAATGGATAATATAACTTTTGATTTTGAAATTGATGCATTTGGTGTTCACAATGAACTTGATGGTAAGAAAAATGTTATCTATGAAATTAGAACACTTCTTTGTTGTACCTTAACTGAAGGTGATACATCAGGAACAAGAAAACAATTATTTGTTATTCATATTCCGGTTGATAATTTGAATAATTTTGTAGAATATGAAAATGTAACAAAAGAACTTGCCACCAGTTGGTTGGAAAAACATCAATCAGACAACTATATCGAAGATTTAAAACGAAGAATGATAAATGATTTATATCCCAAACAACAATATCTAAAACCTAATTTTTAATTATGAAACCTACAATCGGATTTTACGACCACGCCAATACTCATCCTAATGCAACAGAATTTATGATTCGTAGTATTAGAAAGTTTTATCCTGATGCACCGATTGTTATTTCTACCGACAATGTTTCTGGTTATGAATCGATGACCAAACAATATAATTGCATTTACCAGCCACATAATTGGACTTTGGGTCCACAAACGCAACCTTTTGGTTATCGTAAAGATAAAGCAATTGAATGGTTGGATAGATTACACCAAGGTGTCAAAGAAATGAATACTGATTTCTTTACAATGATGGAAGATGATGTTGTGATATTATCAGATATTCATTTAGAACCTGAATGGGAAATGGTTGGCCATGTATTGCAATATCCAGGTCAAGTGCCTGCTTTTCCGCAAGCACTAGTAGATATGATTGTTGATTATTCTGGTGTAGTTCCCAAAAAGAATTACTATACAACAGGTGGTGGTTCTTTTTTTAAGACTTCCACCTTTTTAGAAAACTATGATAGTGTCCGTTCTTGGTTGATTACACACATTGATACGATTCAAGATAACTTTTATCCCACTCTTGGGTGGATGGATTCTTATATGACAGTATTTTATCTGTTATGTGGTAAAGATTTAACGGAGAATCCAAGGTTCTATAATATCTGGCCAACAAAGATTCCTTTCGACCTATCTACTATTCCACCTGAATACAATCTAGTTCACAACTTTAAAAATTATTATTAATATGAATGATATCACTATTGTAACTGCCTTCTTCGACATTGGCCGTGGAGATTGGACTCCTGATAAAGGATTACCACACTATCTACACCGAACAACTGAAACTTATTTGGAAAGATTTGGCCACATGGCCAAACTCGAAAACAAGATTGTTGTATTTACCTCTAAAGAGTTAGCTGCTGATATTAAATTTCTAAGACAAGATAGACCAACAGAAATTCTTGTGGTTGATTTTCCTAATTCTTTCCAAGAACTGAGGGATTCAATCTCTAAAGTACAAAAAGATCCAGAATATTTAAAACAAATAAGTCCATCACAAATTCGTAATCCTGAATATTGGAATGCTGATTATGTATTGGTCAATGCACTTAAATCAACCTTTGTAAATAAGGCCATACAATTAGGCCATGTACCAACAGATTTGGTTGCTTGGTTAGATTTTGGTTATTGCCGTGAACCTTCTACAACAAACGATGTTACCAAATGGCAATATCCTTTTACCAAAGATAAAATCCATTTTTTCAATGTTCGTGATTATGATGGAAGCTTCATCTTAGATATTATCGCAAATAATATTGTACATATGCACGGATCTATGATTGTTGCGGGTAAAGAAATGTGGCCAACATTAGAAGCATTAATTCACCATAGTGTCAATGAATTATTAAAGAACAATTTAATTGATGATGACCAAACATTGATGTTGATGTCTTATCTACAAAAACCAGAATTGTTTGAATTGCATCCAATCAAAGAATCAGACCCATTTATTATATTTAAGGAATATCAAAGTGAAAGTTGAAATTAGACACACCATTAATATTGGAGATTTCCTAAACGCATTTCCTGTATTATCCGGTTTATCAAAATACACAAATGAAAAAATTGATTTGTTGGTTCGTGGTGAAATGAAACGATTTAATGGATTCAAGGAATTTATTAAATATCAAGATTGTATCAATAGTGTTACATTTGATGATGAATACATTATTATGAATTATGAAGGTATTTCATTGAGTTCTATTACCAG